ATTCTCACCTGTTAGGCACGGGTTCGAGCCACGTAAGTTAGTTATTTGTAAATAACATATAGGCAAAACTACAATGAGCTATAAGATTGCTGCTTTTTTTTTTTAAAAGAGCAACCGCCGAAGGCAGGTTGCGCGAGCCGAAGGCTCGCGTGCCACCTTCCACTGCCGAAGGCTTAGGGTTAGGTTTCTTACTGCCGAAGGCTTAGGATTAGCCACCTTCCCTTGGAGACTTAGGGTTAGCCACCTTCCCTGAGATGTTTGAGCGCAGCGAGTCACTTCAAGGCCGTGCGGTCAGCAAAGTTATGGTCAGGGAATGGGGATATTTTTTGGTCCCGGGCTTCTAGTCTTAGGGTTTACCACCTTCCACTGCCGAAGGCTTAGGGTTAGGTTTCTTAACAGTTCAACCGCCGAAGGCTGGTTGAAGTGCATGCCAGAGGCATGCTTAGGATTAGCCACCTTCCCTTGGAGACTTAGGGTTAGCCACCTCTCTTTAAACAAAGTTCTGGTTACTCACAATACACATATATGAAAGCGAAGCAATGTTCGAGGCCCTGGCAGAAGGGTCGAGTCACAAAATTTACCAAGACATAAAAAGTCAATCGCAAAAAGAAGAATCTCAGAAAATATTTCAAAACCCTTTGAACCTTCTCGGTTTCCCACCTTCGACCTCACTAAACCCTATCCTTCGTGGTTTCCCACCATTGTACTAATGAGACCACACAACTTTCGCGCAGCCGAAAAAACCGTTAAGTCAGTTCGGAAAAAGCGGAATTAAAAAACGCAAATCCCTATTTGTGTTCACGCTTTCTATACATCATAATTAGCATTAGATAAATGATGTAAAAAACATTTCGTCCCCACAATAAAAAAAAATAAATCCGTTTGAAGAGCCTTGATAGTACAGTATTACCTATCAAGGCAAACGTCCACGTCCGAACGTCCACTTCTCTACTATGCCCTCTACTGGATCAAAAGCTATTGCTTGGTGCTACACTTTAAATGCTGAAAAGGATGCTTCTGGTGGATGGAAAGATTGGACCCCTGAAGAACTCAAGATGATTCCAGAGGACAAAGTCTCTTACCACGTTTTTGGCAAAGAAGTTGCACCAGACACTGGACGTCCCCACTTGCAAGGATTTGTTATCTTCAAGAACAGAATTATGCTTGCTGGATTGAAAAAATTTAATAAAAGGGCACATTGGGAGGTTAAGGTTAGGGGTTCCACTTACACTCAGGCGGCGGATTATTGTAAAAAAGATGGTGACTTTACAGAATTTGGGCAATTACCACCAAACCCTGGTGCTGCTGGAGGACAAGCCACAAAGGAGAGATATGAAAAAATGTGGGTTGACTGCAAAAAGGGGGATTTCGAGGCAATTGACAAGGACCTTCTTATTCGACACTACCACACCGCCAAGAGGATCAGACAGGATTTTCACCCGAGGTGTGAATCACTGCCAAATGTTTGTGGCCATTGGTTTTATGGAAAACCAAACACTGGAAAATCTTTTTGGGCCAGACATGACAACCCAAATCATTTTGTAAAACCTTGTAATAAATGGTGGGACGGGTATCAGGGGGAAGATGTGGTTATTCTTGATGACTTCGACAAACAACACAATTGTTTGGGACACCACCTTAAAACTTGGGCCGACCGTTATGCTATTCCTGCCGAAATGAAAGGGACAACAGTCAACATTCGCCCCAAGAAACTGATTGTCACTTCAAATTACACAATTGAAGAAATTTTCGGGAATGATTCAGCACTTGTTGCTGCACTGACAAGAAGATATACTGTCAGGAACTTTGACCTTAACCCACCACCCAGAATTGACCCAACAACAAACCTTCCTGAAACCCAACCTTTACCTGATCCCTTGCTGACCACACCACGCCCTTCCTTAAACAGATCTAACGCCTTCTCCCTACTCTGCCAAGAAACATTCCTTAACCCACCACCTCCAGTTGACCAATCCTTTCTCCTTGACACCCCAATCCAACCAGAACCCTGGGATTCAGAACTTTCGATTAGTGATGAAGACTCTGACTTTTCATATTTTATGAAAAGTCCACTTGCTTACACTCAAGAGATTCATTCACCTTCCAAGAAGAAAAGATTTTTTTGACTTAAATAAATCTAATTTTGTTTTACATGTTTTAATTTTTCTGAGAAAAATTCTCTGAGAGAAAAACTCAGAGAATCAGCATTAAAAACTTCGGTTTTCTCTTGTACCTTTATCCAAATGAACACAAGAAAGAGAGCTCGACCCTTTATTGGAGCTCCTAGAAGCAACACTTATAATTACTCCAGAAAAAGATCAAGACCTTCAACGTACGGATGGCCTGCGCCAGCAATTTACCCTCCTTCCAGAGCAGTTCCTGGAGTTACAAGAACAGTTGGGGCTTATCAGCGATCAAGACCCAATTCCCGGGAAAAGAAATACTTTGACACTGCCATTGGACCCAACCTTGCCAATGCCTCCGCAGGTCTCATTGCAGGTTCGTTGAACCTCGTTCCTGCTGGCACCACAGACACAACCCGAGTCGGAAACAAGATCACTATCACCAATGTTAACATAAAATGTTTCTTCAACCAAGATGACATTGGTGCTGCTGTTCCGGGAGGTTTCAATATGAGAATGATATTATATATTGACAAACAAGCCAACGGAGCTGTGGCAACTGTTGGGGATCTTTTAACAAGCACAACCATTCAGTCTTTCAGAAATATGACACAACTTGAAAGATTTGAAATTTTAAAAGATCAAACATGTCGTTGTGTCCCTGTTGTCACAAATGTCCTTCACTCAGATGACACTTACCATTATTTTACATGGTCCAAAAGAGTTAATGTTCCAGTTTATTTTTCTGGAACAACAGGAGCCATTACTGAAATCAGATCCAATAATATTGGAATATTATTTATAGCAGATCGAGCCACTGCAAATATTGGCCAAATAGGACAAGCAAGAGTAAAATATTATGATGATTAATAAACTTCATTTTCAGTAATCTCTGTAGTTCAGCTGTATGAGCATTTTATTCTCACCTGTTAGGCACGGGTTCGAGCCACGTAAGTTAGTTATTTGTAAATAACATATAGGCAAAACTACAATGAGCTATAAGATTGCTGCTTTTTTTTTTTAAAAGAGCAACCGCCGA